GGATTTGTTGAAGACCCAACCATATTTGACGTAACTTTTTTAGACTCAGCTTGAATTGATTGAAAGAGGTTTCTACTAGGCATTACCATGTCCGTTAATGTCATACTAACTTCATAAGCATCTGGCACAATAGCATCACTGCCATCAGCTTCTTTAAACTTTCTCATATTCCCACGGTTGTAAATTGTAATATTAGTAACACAAGCAGCATAACTATAATGCTGACCTGGAATAATAACTTCATAATATACAGGGGGTACACCCGTGATGAAGTCTCTTTTTGTAAAGAGATTTTGGTTAACTAAAACCCAACATAGATTTCTATTCTTATACCAGTCATCGGCATTAACAGTATTAAAAAGAGGGAACTTTATTTGAATGGTTCTATAGTCGTGGCTTTGCCATAACTTAGGTCTATCCATAATACCAATTTTAGGATATGCTAAAGCAAGTCCTGCCCCTACGGCTCCAGCAACTCCTGATGTTAAGCCTTTTATAATATTTGCAGCTCCCTCTCCGCCAATTACTCCAGCTGCCGCAGAAGCAAAATTAGCGCCTGCTTCTAACGTATCTAACGATGCCCACTGAGGGGTATTTACTTCAAAATTGACATCATCAAAGTACGGTAAAACATAATTGTTGCCTGTAGGATTTCTTGGAAATAAATTTTCATAAGGTGCTAATAAATTTACGTCTTTATTTTTATTAATTTCTGGTGAATTAATACTAGTATTTAAAAAACCGTTAATAAGATCGGTACTAAAGTCAAGAAAGTCTTGCGTAACATTCTGGGTTGTCTGGCCGGCGCCTGTTAAATAATAACTAAGCTGGGTTTTAATAGTTGATTCGTCTACACGATATTCTATTAATTTTATATACGGCACTTCGTCAAGACTATCAGGGGTATTTGGGTTTAATTTATTACTAAGAGTCCAGCGATAGTTATGAACTACATCAAAAGTGCTATTAGTAGACTCCCATACCTTAGAGGCTGCGCCGCCTCTTCCCTCATCAGTCATAAATTGCCCACTACTTGCCATATATAATACTTATAACTTTAAACCGCGAACTGCATACGTACTTGTCTTATAGGGTCGACGTTCTGCGCAGCTACTTGAGAAGCTGAAGGTATAGGGGTTTGTTGTTGTCCGTTTATAAAAATATTGCTACTATCCTTAGAGCCTTTTGTTTCATAAGTTTGAGCAAGCTTAAAGATAGCTTGACTTAAAGCTCTTAATACCTCGTTTGTAGAACCTGTGTTTGTAGCAATAGTGTTTAATATATTTGTATTATCGATTGGTTTAGGTATATTAATTTCTGGTGTTTCAGTAGCTTCTGGTGTAGGTACGATTACTGGAGGCTGAGATTCAGGTTGAGCAAGGGCAGGGGCTTCGTCTCCTACAAGTGTTTCACCAGCTGTACGGCCAAGCATTTCCCCACCTAAACCTCCTGCTATACCACCTATAACCCCACCTATTACAGTTCCAACTACCGGTACAACAGAACCTATAGCGGCTCCTGCAGCTGCGCCTCCCAAAGCTCCAACTAATCCTCCTCCTGCACCTCCAACGGCTCCTGCTTTTTGTTTTTTAGCTTCTTCTTTAGTAATCTCTCCAGCTTGTTCTTGTTTAGATGTTTCAAGTAATTCAGAACCTAAAAAGCCGGCTGTTAGGACTGTTCCAAGTAAAGGAATACGTTTTGCAGCTGCCTTACCGATACTTGTAGTTGCTCCTTTACCAACTGCTTTGGTTGCAGCTTTACCTGCTGCTGAGGGTGCAGTCTTAGGAGGAGTAGTTGTAGAAACCGGTTTAGATGCTGGCAGAGGGGGAGGAGTACCTGCTTTAGCAGCTCGAGCCGCTGTTCTTTGAGCTCTTAAACGGCCTGCTTTTCGGTTGCGAAGAAACTGTCCAATGCGACCTCGAGGGCGGCCTGCAGCGCCGCCTCTTAGACCACCCTTAAGCATAGCTAAATTAGCTAAAGTTTCTAATAGTCCGCCACCATAATCGGTATCGGTTTGTGGCATTAATCCCTCAGTACCAAACTGATCTGTCTTTTTAAAGAACTTTTTAAGAATATCTTCAAACAGAGGAGGTAATACCCGTTTAAAGTCGGCTTCACCTTCATAGGTAAAACCTGCAAATTCTACAGGTATTGCTTTTTGTGTTTCTTGTAAAAGGTCTTGTTCTTTTTTCTTTGTAGTATCAGTAGGTGCTTGACGCAAAGGTGTAACAGCAGGTAGAGTCGAAATAATATCAGGGGTTAGTCCTGTTCCTTTATTTTCTATACCTGTAGGGGATATACCGGTCGTAGAAGGTTTTTTTAAAAAAGCTTTTGTTAATAAGCTGAATACTCCACCCTTACCTATAAGACCTGATTTTTTAAAAGCTGATTGTAAGCCTTTAAGGCTTAGAGACTTTTTCTCTTCAATAGCTGCAGCTCTTGTAGATATCTCTTCGGCTAAACGAGGATATTCTGATATTAAAATATCAAACTGACCTATTAAGATTCTGGCTAAAGAATCTTTAGTATTTGCAGTCAAACTTAACTGTTCCATCTTCTTATATATTTAAGAAGAGAACTATTTATACATTATAAAACGAGGCGTCGTAGGGTATTTCTTTAGTTAAAACTATATCTTTATTAGCTTGAATATTAACAATTAATAACTCACTTATTTTTTGTTTATATGCTTCAATATAGTTTAAAGCATTCTTAATAAGAGATGCTGGACAAGCTTTAATAATTTCTATTCTTGTTTTAAAATCACAAGCTAATAAATCTATATCAGTGTTATTAATTCTAATAGCAGATATATATTTTGTTACTTCGTTAATAAAGGTATCTCCTACAATATTTGCAAAATTGTCTGTAGTGGTATCTGAAATCGTTGCAGTGTTTAGATCATTTTCAAATTTACTATCTATTTCCAAATTAGGTAGCTCACATATAATTTGACTGTCGTTTACAGTGAAAGTCTCTTTAGTAAACTGATATTTCTTATCTAAGAATTTTTGTAAATGTTCTTTAATATCAACAGTTACACTATTTTCTGCAAAATTAAAAGCATCAATTTCGTCTTGAGTTAAATTAAATTTAATTTCGGATGAGATACATTCAATTCTTGTTTTAATAAAAAACAAAAGTTTATCATAGACTGTTAGCTTACTTGCATCTATTTCCTTCTCTAAACAGTTTTCTTTTAAGATATTATTAAGAACCTGATTAAATTCTAAATTTAAAAGATTAGTATTAATAGAGGTTTTATAAAGGGATTTAAGCTGTTGGGTAGTGAGCTGTTTGTAGGTTAGTTCTTTTTCAAGAGACGGAGCATAGACAGTATAACTATGAGAGGTTTCAAAGTCTTTTAACAGTTTTAAAATATCATTAATGTCTGGAGCTGGGGTGCTCATATATTTGTATTTATCATTTAATATCTTTTAATCAATCTTAAGGTGTAAACTCAGATCGGGAAGTAATAGGAGGTAAATCTGGAGAGTTATAAGGATTTATATCATCAAAATTACTGTTGGTGTTTATATTTAAATTGCTAGATTGTATAGGGGCTGTTTGTTGTGAACGTATTTGTTCGAGTTTTTTATGGAATAATAGATACTCACCAGGGGTACAGTTTTCAATATACTCAGGTGTGAAGTTGCCCATTTTACAAAGAGCAAATATATTCTCATAAAGTGATAGTAGCTGGTCACCGAATAGTAATTTTAAAAGTAATATTAGATTTTTTATATTAAAATTAAAATATAAACACCTTTCAACCATTTCTGGTATATACGAAAGTAAGTTAATTTCGTTAAACTTGTCTAAAACAATATAGGCTTTGTTTGCAATTGTATAAGTAATTTTAGCGGGTAATTTTTCCAGTATAGTTATGATACTCTTTTTGTCGAGCTGTTTTAAGTCTATTTCAATATCTTTAATTACTATTTTATCTAAGAGTGTTATATAGATATCTTCTACGGTATTATTTTCAATAAGCTTATTAACTTCTAAAAGTGTAGGCAGACGATAATGTATTTTAATATTGTCAATAGAGTCTACTGCTAATAATTCATTTGTTTTAATTTTTTCTAAAGCCTCTGTGAACTTATAAATGTTTATTTGTAGTTTATAGTTCGGGGTTTCTGGTAACTCAGCTGAAATTATATTACCAATGCTAGTACATCTCAGCTCAAAAAGCAGCAAAAAGTAATCGACAAAATTTAAAGCTTCTATTTTACTAAGAGGTAAAGAAGTGAGTTCACAGAGTATGTTGTTTAAATTTCTTATGACAACATTAGTATTAGGATCGTCTCCAAACAAACATTTGTAAATAGTTTTGAGGTGCTTTACTTTTAGCTCTTTGTAAAAGATATTATCTTTGTTAACGATTGCATTATTAACAAAATTTGAATCCATTATAACATTTATGGTTTAAAATAAAAATAAACCAGGGTTATTATGGTGCTTGAACTGTTACATTTTTATCTTCAGTGCTTAAAGGTACTGGTATATTTGAACCGTTGTTAGTAATGGATGTGTTACCTGGAGATGATTCACTACTATAGTAATGAAATGTAAATGTAGCTTCTCTATTAACCGGGGACGAGGTTTGAGTATAATTATACTCTTCTCCTGAAACACCTGTGGGACAGACACCGTAAAATGTAAATTTTTGAAGTACGTGTGGAGTCTCTGAAGGAGATATAACGCCTAATTTATAAATAGTTATATTGCATCGATAGTTATCAGCTCCTGAACGAGCTATCATACCGAGATGAGATGTAGCTATAACCCAAGGCCTAATAACATTTTCTACAAAACTAACATTTGTCTCTAAAAAAGATATACTTAAAGTTTCGAATGCGTTTCGACCTCCCCCAATATAAGATCTTATATACCCGTTTTGTTGTATGCCTTCAGGGTTAGCAACATAACTATCACCAGGTACTTGCACGGCTTGAGCGAACAAACAACCCTTTGTCTCTTGGTAATCTTTTATAAGAGTTGTATCGATAGCCTCGTCTATATTAAACTTTCTCGGCTCAAGACGAATACCTTTTTTTATAGCTCTTACTGGTAGTACTTCTGGATAATCAGGTCTACCGGTAGTAGGACTAAATGCTCCTTCAAATACTAAAACCCACTGAGCACCTTTAGGTAGAGCGCTAGCAGGTCTACTTAAAAAGTTTTCTAAGAAAAAGGGTATTTGACCAGCTAGTTCAGGTTTAGCCATATAGCAATATTACTTATTGCTAAATTTACCTTTATCGGTTAGCGTTTACTGTAGTAGTTGTAGTAGGAACTGCGTCCTCGTTAGTACTTGTTACTCTCCAGTACTGATATGCAAGTGTGGTTGGAACTGTTACAATTGTACCATTATCCCCAAGATTGTACCCGATATCTCCAACTGAAGTTACGTAAGCACCATAAAGGGTATACTGACGAACAGTTGATCCACCTTTACCGAGAAGATTTAATGTAATAACAGATGAGTTTCTAGCGATGTTATAATCACCAGAAGAAGTACCATCATCAAATGTGTTAAATGTAGCGTTCTCTAATACGGCACGAATATTATAGTTTTGATCACAGCGGAATGTTACAGCGTAATTATCCGAGCCAGGGTATGAAGCTGTACCTGGTACGTTGAACTGCAGACCCATAAAAGGTACAGGTACGTTGTTAATTGTGCGGCCAGGTAGAGAGGCTGTTTCTAGGTATACAAACTGATCTTCACTGAAGTTTGTATTTGCTAACTGTACAACTCTGAATTGAAATTGACGTGCAAAGTCATTCTGTTGTACTGTTCTATAGAAGTCTGTTATATTTTGTGCCATATGTAAATACTTATTAGATTAATTCTTGGAAGTTTTGACCAGTTCTGGTTGCAATAAAGTTCACTAAGATAAATTCTGCAGCCTTAACTGGCTTAATGTAGATATCTACTGCTACCTCATTTCGATCGATAACATCTGGTGTGTTGTTTCTTTCATCGCAAACAATTAGGTAGTCGTAAAGACCTTCTGTGTTTTTAGCTAATTCAAAAATAGGTACAATAGAGTTTCTAAGTCTTGTACGTGTAAATTCTGTATTTGGCTCGAACACGAAGTACTTTAATGCTTGTTGTGTAGCTCTTTCAAGAGTTAAAAACAAACGGCGTACGTTAATTCTGTCAAATGCGGATGGTTTATTTTGTAGTGTCTTTTGACCAAAAACTGCAAACCCGTCTCCTGGGAAAGATACAATAGGGTTAAGGGAGATAGTGTATAAGAAGTCTCTCTGCTTTTGATTTGGATTAAATCCAAGATCGACAATATTGTTTATAATACCACGATTGAGACCGGCTGGAGCAATCCAAGGCTGTGCATTTGTATCAGTACGTGCAAAGACTGCTGCTACGTAACCTGAAGGTGGTAACCATACGAATGTATCTGAGAAAGCATCATACTGTTTTACCCAGTTTGCATAAGTTGCTGCATAGTTAGAATTAATTGTACTGAATAAATTCTTAAGGGGTGTGTAAATGTTAGTTGAGAATGTATTACCTCTTACCGATAAGGTTTTAGTATCAGCACCGTTAACGAATATATGTCTTAATGGATCAGCAAGGTATACACAATCTTTACGGGTATTTTGAGCAAAGCTGTTGAATACATTGAAAATATTTCTCCAACGAGTTGCTGTAGTAGAGGTTTCGGAGTTTAATAATGTTGAAACATTAATAAAAGTCTTATCGTCAAATAGTGCTGTATCTCCAGCTACGGTTGCATGTATTGTTGAAAGACCGCCATCAACGATTACATCAATAAAGATTGTTTCAGGTGTTTCAACTAAAGATAAGGCTCTTTCAGATTTTTGAACAATGTTACCGACTCGCTTAGCTGCACTGTTTTGATATGTAGGTATAAAAGTACCGGTTGCGTATATTGCTTTGTTGTTACTATTTACTGTAACATTCTTACTTGGATTATTTGAAGTTAAGGATACCCAATTAGTGTTTTTTGAAATTGCAGGGTTAATATACACTTTTAAGTTAGAAGAACTATTATTTACGAGATCTTCAATATAGAAAGATTTTAATGTGCCGCCGATTTCGGCAACGGTCTTTTTATCACTATCAAGTGAACCAATGTGGGTTTCAGCAAGAGAATATACAAGAGATTGAGGCTCGTATATTGAGTTACGAACTTTCCAGACATTGAGTATTACTGAATCGCTGTAGTATGTATCACCGAAATTATATGTAGGAATCGATTCAATAACTTCTGAAATTGAATTTGAATTTACTTGTGCTTGTGTAGCTGAAAGGGTGAATTGTAATTTATTGAGAGGTACAGGTGTGTATGCATCTGTACCTATTAAACCACTCATGGAAACAACTGATGTGAAATTAGAATTTGGACCGAAATCAGTGTTATCTGCTATTGATACATAATAA